CAACCGGTGGCGACTACCTCTCCATCGAGCTCGCCATCCAAGGGGGTCAGTACAACAACCGGCGCGTGTTCGGGATGGTTTGCAATCCCTTCGATGAGAACAACAGCGAGGCGTGGCGCCAGATGGGTATCGGGGCGATTACTCGCATTCTTGAGAGCCGTGGCGTCTTCAACTACGAAGACCCCGCTTCTTACGAGCAGTTCAACAGCGGTGACTTCAATCAAATCATCGAGGCGCTCAACGGCGCTGAGGTCGTCATCAAGGTCGGTATCGACAAGGGCAAAGACGGACGCGCTGACCGTAACTCCATCAGCGACTGGGGTTCACCCAATCCAAGCAGCAACGGGCACAAGCTCTGGAACCAAGCCAATGAGAGTGCGCCTGAGGCGAAAGTACCGGTGCCAGCAGCGAAGGCCGCCGCGCCTGCGGCGACGGTTGGCAAGAAACCTGCTTGGCTGAAGTAGCACAGTTTGTTTGAGGTTGGGGGGGGCGGGGCAATAATGGTTGTCTCGCCCCCCTTTTTTGAGGTAGAACCAGCGGCATTCTCAAGCCGCATGGTGTGCAGGGAGATCCTGCAACGACGCTTTTTCATTTTTGCGTCAGTGAAACAAAGGCACTTACATGATTTTACGACCAAGACAGGCGCAGTTCGTTGACGCCTGTATCGACGCACTGGGCAAGTGCGGCAACACACTAGGAATCGCGCCAACTGGCGCAGGTAAGACGGTCATGGGCAGCGCGATTCTTGCGCCGTTCGTGAAGAAAGCACCGGTACTCGTCATCCAGCACCGCGACGAGCTTGTCACCCAGAACAAAGAGACCTTCAAGCGCTACAACCCGTCGGCCAAGGTCGACGTGTTTAACGCCGAGCGAAAGGCGTGGTCCAGCGGGGCGACCTTCGGGATGGTACAGACGCTGTGTAGGCCGATCAACTTGGCAACGATGCCAAGCGGGATGTCGGCTCTCTTCTGTGATGAGTGCCACCACATAGCGGCTGACAGCTACATGAGGATTGTGGAGGCGTTCCGCGAGAAGTCCCCGAAGGGGGTCATCTTGGGGCTCACCGCAACTCCGGAGCGTGGGGACAAGCAGGCGCTCACGGCGGTGTTCAACAACGTGGCCGACAAAATCACCGTGGGCGAGCTCATCGCAGCGGGGAACTTGGTTCAGCCGCGTGCGTTCCGCATGGACATCGGGCTCAACGACCAGCTCCAGAACGTGCAGAAGACCGGTGCAGAGTTCGACATGGGCGAGGTCGAGGCCATCATGGACAAGAGGGCTGTGCATTCGGAGATTCTACGGCACTGGCGCGAAAAGGCGTCCGACCGCTCGACCGTGGTGTTCTGCTCGACCATCCAACACGCGCAACACTTGGCTGGTGCGTTCCGTGAGGAGGGGATTACCGCCGAGGCCGTCCACTCCGAGATGTCGGACGACGACAACGCCACCATCTTGCGCCGGTTCGACCAAGGGAAAATCAAAGTGCTCCTCAACGTGATGAAGCTTACGGAGGGTTGGGACTGCCAGCGCGTGGGGTGCGTTGTTCTGGTGCGCCCGTGCAGCCAGAAAAGCACCATGATTCAGATGATCGGGCGAGGGCTCAGGCCGTGCATCGACGCGAAGCGATACCCTGGCGTGATTAAGAGCGATTGCATCGTGCTGGACTTCGGCGCCTCACTGCTCACGCACGGGGACATCGACGCGGGAGACCGGCTTTTCGTGCGCCAGAGCGAGACCGGTGAGGCACCCATGAAGAAATGCCCCGAGTGCGGTATTCAGGTGCCGGCAGCGGTCGGGAGCTGCCCCGTGTGCGGCTACATCTTCCCCGTGCGGGTCAACGGCGTTGAGACCATCGAATCGTTTGAGATGTCGGAGATGCAAATCATCGAGATGTCGCCGTTCCGGTGGGAGTCGATGTACAGCGATGCGGTGCGAATGGCGAACGCGCTGACGGCGTGGGGCGCGGTCATCAAGCTAGGGGAGGTGTACAACGCGATTGGCGGCGTCACCGGTGGAGTGGTCACAATCATCACGCGCACCAACTCCAAGGAGCTCGCGCTGGCTCAAGCGGACGACTTCTTGCGGCGAAACGGGGATAGAGCGAACTCGCGCAAAACGCGGTCATGGATTAAGTTACCACCTACCGACTCGCAGCGTCAGCACATGGCGGATGTACCCATGTTCGGGATGTCACGCTACCGCGCAAGCTGCGTGCTGACATGGAAGTTCAACGAGGCACGCATAAAAAAAGCAATTCTTGGCTAAAGGACTATGGAAACCCAACCGAAAGACACTGTATGTACAGCAAACTATGGCGGGAGGTCATCCTACCCGAGCTCATCGACAAGCGCCGTCGATCCGCAGCACTACAAGCAGCACCCAAGTGGTGTAGAGTGTATCGAAATTGCAGAAAACATGGTTTTTCCTTTGGGGAATGCCGTGAAGTACGTTTTCAGGAATCAAATAAAGCACGAAAATCCAACACTTGATTTAAAGAAGGCTTTGTGGTACATCTCCAGATATGTGGAAACTTTATCCATCAAAGCCGGAATACGAGGTATCAATTTTTGGTCAGATAAGACGCGTTTCGAATGGAAGAATAAGAAATCCAGTGAAGATAAAGAGTGGATACATGACGTGTATGTTCTCATCTCCGAGGCAATTACTGTATGTGCATCGAATGGTACTGGAGACATTCGTAGGGCCATGTCCGAGTGGATGCAATGCATCGCATTTGAACGGAAATCGAGAAGACAACCGGTTGGAGAATCTGAAGTGGGAAACTCATCTGGAGAACTGTCGCAGGAAATGGGTTCACGGAACATCTTATCATGGGCGACAAAATCCGATGGCAAAACTTTCGGATGCTCAAGTTCAAGAGATCAGAAATCTTGCAATGAATGGGGTATCCCAAACGAAATTAGCGAAATTATTCTCCGTATCCAGAGCAACAATATACAGAATCTTAAGTATGATATCGTGGCAATATCAAAATATTTAATGATTGAAAAGCCATGCAGTAAGTCACTTGCAATTCTTTATTTATGGAGAGCTCACAAAAGCGAAATTGAAGCTGATAAAATCAAAGAACTAAACAATGCTGCATGGCATATTCAATGCGAAATTTCAACTGCAACAACAACAACAAAATGAAAAACAGACTAGAACAAGAAGCCATTGAGCTTCTGGCACTGACGGAGACACTGCTTCAGTCGCACCCAAACCGGCGTGCGTTCGAGGCGACATTTAAGCGCATCGAGGCCGAAATCATGCGCCTTAGAAAGGAGTCCAAATGAGCGGGCTCCCAAGTTGGTACGATGGCTGGTTGCAAGATGCGCCAGAGCCGGCCGAGAAGGAGTGCGAGTGCGGTGCGCTCATGGATTGGGTGGACGACCATGATGGCATTGGCCCGTGCGGCAGGTGGGTGTGCGTTGAGTGTGAGCGTGAGAAGGAGGAGAGGCTATGAGCGAGTGGATTTTAGTAAAAGACCGCCTGCCGGAAGTCGGCAAGCAGGTGCTGGTCACCGGCGAGCTTGGTCTGTCCATCAGGACGCGACTGGCTGACTGCGATATGTGGAAGGCAACACACTGGATGGAGATTCCGCCGACGCCAGACCATCTCGGTGAGACCAACGAAAAGGAGGTGCAACCGTGAGCGACGACCAAATCAACGCCGCCATCTCGCAGCTATGCGGGTGGTCCGCGGACTACTGCACCGATTTGAACGCCATGCACGAAGCGGAGAAGACGCTGACGGACGACCAGCGTGAGGTGTTTTACCCTAGAAACCTTGGTGCTTGGCAAAGCCCATTCAACGTCATTTACGCCACCGCACGCCAACGCGCCGAAGCGTTTCTGCGGGTGATGGGCAAATGGGAGGAGGTGGCGAAATGAGCGATGGGCTTCCAGGTTTTATATTTGGTTTAATGTTAATTTTTCTTGCAGCGATGTTTTTTACTGTACGCCAAACGGATAAACTCAAAGAAGATGCGGTTAAACGTGGATTTGCGGAGTGGGTAGTAAGCTCCGCTGGGGAAGCTAAATGGCAATGGAAGGAGGAAGCACGATGACCGACGACCAAATCAACGCCGCCATCGCCGAGGTGTGCGGATGGACTGACATCCATGACAGTGGGCCTTGGCACAATCACAAGCTGTGGGGCTATCCGCCAGAACTCCAGGGACAAGGCGGGAACGCATATAAGTATATGCCAGACTACTGCAAAGACCTCAACGCGATGCACGAGGCGGAGAAGGTGCTGACCACCTTTGATGAGTGGGATATTTATTGCGTACACCTAGGCGACACTCAGCCATCCTGCGCAAAAGCCACCTCACGCCAACGCGCAGAGGCGTTTCTACGCACGCTGGGCAAGTGGGAGGAGGTGCAGCCGTGAGCCAGGAGATTAACCACAAATACACAGACAACGCCGTGTGCCCGTACTGTGGCCGCGAGGACTATGATTCATGGGAGCTTGGATGCGACAATGACGAATGCGGAGAAAGTGAGTGCGGCAGTTGCGGCAAGGCTTACATCTGGATTCGGCACGTCTTTGTTGAGTACTCAACCAAGAGAAAGGAGGTGCAGCCGTGACCGACGAGCAAATCAACCGCGCTATTGCCGAAGCGTGTGGGTGGAACAACAAGCCAGTTGTGCGCACAAATGGCAAAGGCAGTGTTTGGGTTACTGAGTGGCCAGACTACTGCTCCGACCTCAACGCCATGCACGAGGCGGAGAATGTGCTGACGGATGACCAGTTCAAATGGTACACCTACTGGGTTGAGAAACTGATGCCGGAGACGAAATACCGTTGCTATCTCTGCGCAACCGCTCGCCACCGCGCAGAGGCGTTTGTACGGTCTATGGGTAAGTGGGCAACTGACAAGGATTCCTTGACAGTTCAACCAGTTACCGAGGATTCCTCGGTGGCTGGGAAGGAGGTGCAGCCGTGAGTGAGTACTGCACATCCTGCGGAGTTGCGTGGGAGAACCACTTCGGGCTGGCATACACCTGCCGGTCTTTGAGCGAAGCCGCTGAAGAGCGCGACGAGTACAAGGCGCGTTTACACACCGCTACCGAAACCATCAAGCGCCTCGAGTCCGAGATCGCCGAATGGCAGCTAGCCAGCGGCGTTGAGGGGCCTCTATTCTTGAAACATGAAACTGCTGGCAACCCTGTTCGCAGCCATAGCCATAGCTGACACCGTGAAACTCTACCAACAGGAGGACAAAGCCTCTGTAACCGCGTATCTGCTGGTGTTGCTCTTGGCAATCTTCGGCATCTTCTACGCCCTTAAGAACGACCAAGATGAGCATCTTTAAGCCAGAGACCAAGAAGGTCATCGGGAACGAGCCCGCACAAGCCGCTATCGCAGCCGTCATCGACGGCGCGATTTTGGCGCGTCAGGCAAACCAAGAGAAGCGGGACTATCTGGGGGCTTCGCGCTGGGGGGAGGCGTGCGAGCGCCGGCTCCGGTACGAGTACGAACACGCCCCCGAGGACGAAGGGGCCGGCTTCCCACCGGAGGTTCTGCGCATCTTCGACATGGGACACGACGGCGAAGACCGCATGGAAAAGTACATCCGCGCTGCGGGCTTCGACCTGCTCACTGAGAAGAGCG